CATGACGACCATTTTGCCGTTTTTGATGTCGTTTATGGCCTGCTCTACTCTATCCATTGTTATTCCTTGTTTAAAAATTTGGAATAATTATACATTTTTAGCTTTGAATTTAGGCTTTTGCGCGGGCTTGGCTTGAGATTTTACGGACTTTTAGACGTAGCCAAACGCGGCACGAACGGACTTTGGTTAAATTTAAACGAAGCAGCCAGGCTTGTAAGTTTTTGTTTAATTTTTACGGATTTATCAAATTTGACCGATTTTGGGCATAACCCGCACCTTGAAAATGCTAAAGGTTAAATTTGGCGATGTAGTAATATGAACGAGGCAAATTTACAAGAATCGTTATTTTGGTTAAATTTGCCAAATCTTAAAATGGTGCGCGATACGATTTGGGTTGTTTTTCATCGCGGCAACCAAATTTGATCAAACTTGCCGCTGATTGGAACTGTTTTGGAGCAAATTTGCCGACATCAAAAGCATAAACGCTCGCCTAGCGTTACGCGAGGGGTAAATCTTTTTAACGACCATATCCGCGCTCTTGCTCAAACGGTTTTATCGCACGCGCACTACGATCGGCAACTTCAGCTCTTATACCTTACTAATATCTATTTTTCAAACGACTGCAAATGCTTTAAATAGTTGGTTTTTTGATTTAATAAATTTTGTACCGGCCAAATTTAACAGACGTATCTGCATGCAAATTTATGACAAAAAAGATAGCGTTTACAAAATTTTACGATTTTACGGCTTTGGCTTGATTTGATATTTTGCGCCGAGTCTTGCAAATTCTTTGGCAAAAAAAGCGTTTAGATCGCGCAGGCTATCGTCGTTCATTTGGATAAGTTTTAGGCGGTTTTTCTTGTAAATTTTGATTTTTTTACTTTTTCTTTTTAGATATTGCGGCGTCTCAAGTCCCCAAAATTCGATATAAATTTCGCTTTGCTTCAGGTAAAAATCACTAATAACGCGCTCTTTGGTCGGCACCTTTTTCTCGTAGATAAACTCTATGCCGCGGTAAAATAGCCAATTTGCCACGATGAGCTCAGCACGGCTTTTTACCGTATCGCCGCTATCGCTTTTATATCTAGTTTGCTTGATTTTTTGCTTTTTAAATAGCTTTAAAGCCAGTAAAATGATTACGATCAGCAACAAAACGATTAAAATTTGAGATACGTCAAAGTTCATAAACAATTTTCTTTAATTCAAAATTTGATTTTTTGGAGTAAGTGAAGGATAAATTTTAGATTTGGTTGCGGAGGACGGATTTGAACCGCCGACCTTCGGGTTATGAGGATTGTGTGCTTTCATTTTTAGTTTATTTTGATCGCTTTTTTTGCTCTTTCTCTTTCTCTACGCTGAATTTCTTTTTTATCTAAAATTTCACACATATATATATCTCTTTCTCTGTTTATTACATTTACTAAGTAACAATTTCTATTTTCTTTTAAATTTATTTTTTCTTTTATTTTTATATAGTCGTTTACTAGATGACCAAATATTAAATTTGATAATTCTTTGCCTTCTGTTTGAAATTCAAAGTTTATATGCACTACTCCTTCTTTATCTTTATCGTATTTCCAATTTAGTTGTTTTTTGGTCTCTTTTTCTTTAGAAATATCGTATATTGATCCATCTTGTTTGAAGTTAAAAACCCATTTGTTACCTACTCCAGATGCAAAAGAAAATACTAAATCATCCACGCTTCTTATATACCATTTTCCGACAATATCTACATCTTTACCAAAATCCAAGGCTAGCAAATTTATTCCAAGTAATAATATTAGTATTTTTTTCATTGTCCTAGCTCTTTTTTTAATACAGTTATTTTTATATTTGATAAGTAAAATTCTTGTTCTTTTTCTGTAAGTTTTTCAAAATATTCTTTTAATTCGTCAAATTTAGAATTTTTTTCAATAGATTTATCAATATTTTCAACTATAAATTTATATAGAGTTGGTCTATTTTTTTCCCAATTATAAAGCGTTCTAAGCTCTATTTCTAGCAAATTTGCTATTTCTTTTTTTTCCATGTTTATAGAAATTCTTTCATTTTTTATTTTATATTAAGCTTATATATGAAATAATTTCATTGTTTAAATCTAATTTGTTGAAAGTATTTCATATATTTTTGATTATATCAAAAAATATGGAATTCCGCCCTGAACATGGCGCAAAACTATTCCCCCTGTTTTTGGTCTGATACGCCTTTTTCAGGGGTCTTTAACGTATCAAATCCAAATTAAAGGCGTATTATGGAACTTACTAAATCTCAGTTTGTCGCTTCTTACGAGATTAAAGACGGCGATATTAAAGCAACTGCTGCGGGCGTTATGGACGGTCGCCCTTATGGTCCTTCAGTTCGTGTTACTTGTACGAATACCTATGAAGTTTTAAACGAAAAGACTCAATTTATCAATACGGTAAGGCAAGAAGTACATTTTAAAATACCTTGTCCTGACGATTTAACTGCTGGTAATGTTGGTAGATTTTTCCAGCAGAAGTTTAAAAATAACGAAACCGTTGTTTGTTTGGGTAGTCTGCCTGATCGCAATAACGTTATAACGCTGATTAACCCTGTTGAGTATTTTTTACCTGAAACTGCTACTACTAAAAAATCCTCTATTTCTCCAAAAGCTTAAGGCGGTGTGATATGAGCTTTAATATTACCTATGAGCTTTTTCGCGGCGAGGTTCTTTCTGTTGTTGGCGGTAAGGCTTCAGAGCCTGCCGTACTTATTAAGTGTTCAAATACTTTTGAAAGATTAAAAGATGGAAGTTTATTTGATCAAAATATGACTTTTAAAATTCCTTGCCCTGATGATTTAACTGCTAGTAAAGTTGCGTTTTGTATCAAGAATTGTTTTGCTAGTGATAAGATTGTTTCCTTCTCGGGTAGTTTTCCAGTTAATAATTTTGTCGTTGTTTCTGATTCTTTTGATACTTTTTTGTCTGGGGTTGTTTGATATGAAAAATCCTTACAATACTGACGAAATGGTCGAGATTTTAGAAAAGTGCTATACTGATTTTAAGGAGTTTAAGGAGCGTTTTTATCTCCTTGATAACGGCACTGGCAATTATGACACTCACTACGATAACGTGTCTGACATAGATTTATCTATAAGAGATGCTATCAAACTTTTAAAGGCTCGTGGCTATAAGCTTAATATTGAGCTTGAGCCTGGTTTGTTCTAAATTTTAAGAGCGATACGGTTTTTTAATAAAAAACGATCGTATCGCTCCTACGCTCCAAAGCGTAAATCGCGAAGCGTAAAAGCTTACTATTTCGTCAAAGCTTGATTTTTCAACCTTTGCCAAAGTGGTACGCGTCCGCTTAATTTTCATCAAGGAGGCTAAAAATGCCTAAGTTTTTTTCTACCGTAAAAGGTAAAGTTGCTACGGCTGGCTTTATCGCTTTAAATACTGTCGGGGCTGTTGCCGCTGATGTTGCTATCGGTGCCGACGGTTCTGTAACTGGTAGTATTGATCCCAAGACTTTTATGGGGCTTGCTGGCGTTGTTGTTGCTCTTTTGGGAGTGATTTACGGTGTTAAAAGAGGTCTTTCACTTCTTAAATAATCGTTTTTCCCCTTTAGCTTTGGCTTTAGGGGAGAATTTTTAAAAAGCTTTAAAGATGTATGACTTTATAGACCTTGTTAAGCTCGGCATTTACGTTAATGGCTTGATGGCTGTTATTGTCGGTTTTTTTGCCGTAGTTAAGCAGGTCGCCGTAGCTTTAGACCTTTTTAAGAGTTTGGATTAATGCCATGTATGATTTAAATTTGTCTGTTGATCAATATCATTTCCTTATGAGCCTTACAGGTATTTTGTGCGGCTTTATTTTGTGTTTATTTATTTTTCTTGTTATTTCCAAAATTTAGGCTGATCCAAGCTCAAAAATTTTAAGAAAAGGAGATTTTAAAATGTCAATAGGCGTTTTTACTGTTACGGGTGTTTTAAGCTTTGATTACTTCTTTTCTATTATGGTTTGGTTTATGCTGATATGCTTGCCGGTTTGTGCTGGCTTAGTCCTTTTTTCTAAAAAGGTTTTATAAGGCTATCCTATGCAAGGATTAAAATTTATCCTCTTATCTTCTGCCTTATGCTTAAATTTGCTTGCCTTTGATTTTTCAACCGTTGATGATTGGACCTATACAACATCGGTTAAAAATAGTTTTCTTCCCGTTGACGTATCTGCTTCGCCTGCTGACGCTGTAGTTCTTGATGATCAATTTTTACAGATTGGCGATGATGTTTATTCTTATACTGGTTTTTCTCCCGTTATTTTTAACGTTGAGCTTCTTAAAAACAACGGTTTTTTTCTTGAAAATAAATCTAAAGAGGCTTCAAAAAAATTATTCCATTACGGCGGCTTTGAGCAAAGCTCTGTTATTTGTGAAATGGACGGCTCTGAATATCTTAGTTGCTCAAAAAATGATTACAATAGCCAACTGGGCGTTAATCCAAACTTTAAAAGCGTTAATTTTTCTTATTATCTTTATACTTTTGTTTCCTTTTTCCGTTCTTGCAAATCAAATGAAACTTTTGATCCCGATTCAAAACAATGTTATCGCGATTGTTCAAAAGATGGCGGTATAAATAAAATCGGTTTGCCTAATGGTGGTTGCATTGATTGTAGTTCTGCCAAAGACCCTATGGCTGCTTTAAAATGTTTGTGTGTTGGTTCTGGATTTGGTTTTGGTGGCGCTTCTAGTTTTTGGGGTAAAAATGGCGGTTCTCCTGATGGTTGTGATCTTCAGGGGGCTTGTTTAGATGGTTCTCAAATTTCTTTTACTAATCCAAACTGTAAACCTGACGATAAACCCGATCCTAAACCCGACAACAATAAAACAAAACCCGACGACCCAAAACCCGATAACCCTAATCCAGATCCCAAGCCCGATCCAAATAATCCTAATCCTGGTGGAAATGGTGGCGGCGGAAATTCAGGCGGTGGTGGAAATGGTGGCGGCTCCGAAGATAATCCAAATCCTGGCGGTGGTTCAGGCGATAATCCTAAGCCAAATCCAAATCCTGGCAGTGGTTCAGGCGGCGGTGGAAATGGCAATAATAAAGACGGCGAAGCTAAATTTAATAAAAGCGATTTTGATGATGGCGATCTTGATAGGGAGCGCAGCGGACTTTATAACGGCATTGCAAAGCATATCAACGATAATTTTTCAAAATTTGATGGTATTCGTGAAGGAGTTGATCAATTTATCAAAAATGTTCAGGGGAAAGGTTTTGAAACCGTAAAAACTAGCATAAAATCAAAATGCCCTATGAAAAAAGAAATACCGTTACCTAATGGCGGCTCTAAAGATATAACCGTCGATCTTTGCGAATCTGTTTCGCCTGCTTCTGAAATTTCTTATTACGCTTTTTATGCTGGTTTTGCTATTGGTGGTTTTCTTTTGATGCTTAAGTTGTTTATATTTTCGTTTTAAAGGATAAATTTTGCCTGCTATACTTTCTGCGCTTTCTTGGATATTCGGACGTTTAAAACTCGGTGAGCTTGCTGGTTTTATTATCAAGAAAATAGCTTTTTCTAAAGTTGTTTTAATTGAACTTGCTATGTTTGCTCTTATGATCATTTATTTTGGTGCTTTAATTGCTATTGTTAATTTCCTTTTCGGTCAATTATTTGATATTTTTGGCTTTTTAAAGGGTTTAACGGATTCATCAGGCTCTAGCAATGAAATAACCTCTACTGGTTTAGCTGTTTTGTCTGCTCTTGGTGTTTTTAAGGCATTTTGGGACGTATTTAATCTTTATGCTCCTATTTTTATTTCTTTATTCCTTATGCTCGGCGCAAGGATAGGCATTAAGCTATTAGAAAAACTAAGAAAAAGTATTTCGGGACTTATTAAAACTTATGTTTAGGTTCTTTAAATGATAACCTACCTAGTCGGCAATCCTGGAAGCGGTAAAACCTATTACGCCGTTTTTAAAATTTACCAGCTTTTTTTATTTAAACCTTCTAGCGGTTTTTTAAGCAAATTTATTAAACCCGAGAAGCAAAAAGAATATACATATTGTTATACAAATATCAATGAGTTTAAATTTGATCTTTGCGACAAATTTATAAAGTTTGATTTTGATAAATTTTATGCCGATATGTCTATACTGTACGCCCTTTATATTTCCAAAGTGACTGATGCGGAGTTAAACGAGCGCGCTAAAGAGCTAAAATTAAGCGGTGTATTTATAGTTCTTGATGAGGCTCACAACTTTTTAAAAGCTAAAGAAGATCCAGTTCTCGTTTGGTGGCTTACCTATCATCGCCATTTATACCAGGATATTTATCTTATCACGCAAGATTTAAGTCTTATAAGCAATGAATACAAACGTATAGCCGAACATTTTTTAAAAGCCGTAGATAGCGCCAAACGCCTATTTAAAAACAAATTTAGATATATCCTTTACGGCTCTTATAAGATGTATCAAAAAGACGTAATGCAAAAATTTCATATCCCCTATTTGCAAGAAGTATTTAATCTTTATCATTCTGGACAATCTTCATCTCAAAAATCATTCGTACGTAAATTCTTTTATATAGCCCTATTCGTATTTATCGCATTATCTATTTACTTTTACTTTTTCCTTAAATCTTTAACCTCTGACGTTTCCGATGATGATCAATCAAACAATAAAACTCAAATTTCTCAACCTATCCAGTCGGCTGAACCTCGCCATGCGCATCAACCTAAGCCGACCCCACAAACCCAAGACCAAACCCCTCAAACCTATATTTACAACCTTTCATGTATCGACGACGTCTGCACCTTTAAAAATGAAAAATATCCTTTTCCTTACGGCTATATCTCTTTTACTGTTTCATCGCATAAACCTCTATACTTTTACTCTACCACCAAAGGCAAACATCTTACGGAGTATTTTTTAGTTTTCGATGCACCCGTGCTTGATGAGCTAAAAAATACTTCTTTTTTATATCAAAATCCAAATAAAGGCGTATCCTATGAAAACTCTCAGACAACTAGTCTTAACGTTAATCCTTTTAAGTAGCTTTGTTAAAGCCGAAACAATTTACACCGATCTTGTAAATTTCGCTCAGCTTGCAAGCAGAACCAACAATATAACTATAGTAACTGACGATAGTATCGATGGCGCATATTACTATTTTATATATCAGCAAGAAACAAATTTAACCCTTGCTATGTTTCAAAAAATGCTCGAGTCAAAAGGTCTTTACCTTTATAAACAAAGTAATTTTTACTATGTAACCGATAAAAAGCTGCCTAGCCTTGATTTGCGCCGTATCGATTTAAACAACTATGTTCTAGACGACGTACAGCGTATTATCTCAAATTTTGAAATCAATGCCACTTATTCCAAATCGTCTAATTCTGTTTTTTTCCGTGCCGACGAGCATATCTACGATCAAATCAAAGACGCGATTAATGTCATAGATAAGCAACTCGATCAGGTTCAGTTTAAACTTACTATAACGGAAACCAATTTAAAAGACATAAAAGATCGCGGTACAAAGCTCCAAAGCTTGCTAAAGCCGCTAAATCACGGCGATTTGGCTTATTATATTAACTTGATAACCTCTCCATATACTACGAACTCAAACGTAATCAGAAACGATAATGAGGGCTTTTTTGGCGTCTTAAATTTCCTTGATACCAACGGACTTACGAAAATCATATCTAGCCCTTTTTTAACCGCTCGCAACCATACCGAGGTATATTTCTCAACCGTCCAAAATATCCCTTACCTGGTGCAAAATAGCCAAACTTCAGCCACTCAAACCACTACACAAAATAGCTATGAATATAAAGACGTCGGCCTCAAAGTTACCCTAAAACCTATTATTTTACGCGATCATATAGATTTTGATTTACATCTTATCCTCGAGGATCTTTTATCATCAAGCAATACTTTAACCCCTACCACAAGCAAAAAGGAGCTTAAAAGCTCGTATTCTCTCAAACGCGGCGATATTTTAGTCTTATCCGGCATAAACAAAAATACCAACCAAAAACAACGTAACGGCATCCCAATACTTAAAGACATCTTTTTACTTAAATACCTTTTCTCGGTCGAGCAAGATCAAGAAATCAACTCAGTAGTAACTTTAACGATACAGGTAATTTAAATTTGTAAAGTTTCAAAGCGGAGCGGAAACTGAGCGCGGCGCGTAGCGCGCGCGAAGTAACGCGCCGCCTTGTCAAATTAATAAAAATAATTCAGTTTTAAGTTTAAGGTGCAAAGTGTTTGGGATTTCCAAGTTAGATTTGACCATTGCCAACGATAAAATCAAGGCTCAAAGAGACTATATGCAAAATTTCTCCTTTGTAAATAATCTCGGCGAAGTAAAAAGCCTCCTTGATATATCAATGTCTGCAAATTTGAGCAAACGTTACTATGCCGAAGTCTCAAATCGTATCAATACCTTAAACTCTTTTAGCATTATGTATCAACAAAAAGGCGTATTTTTGACTATTACGTTAAATGGCTGCTTTCGCGGTGCTCTAAAGGGCGAATATGGCAAATTTAAGCCGCTTGATTGGAAATATATCCCTAGTGATATAAAATCTCGTATGAAAAATGGCGAAAAGCTTGAAATTAGGGACTTAGTCCAGATTTTAAATTATCAGTGGCTACTTCTTTTAAAACGTTATCAGTTTAAATATAAAAATGTTGATCGTTCCTATGTTCGTTGCTTTGAGCCGCATAAAAAGGACGGTGTGCCGCATATTCATGCGCTTTTTTACGTTCCTGCGCATACTATCCCCTATCTTTTTGAGTGCTATAAAGACCTTTTTAACGCTCCGCAAAATCTAAAAACCGACGCTATAACCCCGCACCAGGCGCGAAACGGCGAAATAAACGGCTTTCAATGGACAATCGACAATCCTACTGGCTACGTAATGAAATATATCCAAAAAACATTTATGAATTTAAGTGAAACCGACGAATTAGACGAGCTTTCGGCCTGGTATGTAAAGCACAAAGTTAGGCGTTTTATTACCTCTCGTACTCAAGTTCCTCTTTGGGTATATCGTCGTATAAATTTTATTAGTTCGATGAGAGATTTTTATCATCTTTGCTACATTAAAAACGACAATGAGAACGTTATTGAGTGGGATTTATATGAAAAATACATAAATATCTTTATTCCTCGTCGAGAAGAGGAGATAACGCTTGAAAAAGGCGTTTTGACGCATAAAATTTGTGGTAGGGTTATAAATACTTATCAAACTCAAAAACTGCCTCAAAAATCAACTTTTCAAAGTATTAAACCCGATCTTGATGCTTGGGTTGATGCCTGGTATGTACGCGAGGGAGAAAAAATCAAACGCGAAGCTATGAAAAACCGAAAAGAATTCAAAAAACCGCCTCTATGGATGAAAAATTACGAGCTTTACAATTATTATTCAAAACTTGATAAAGCCAACTGCAATATTCAACATCTAGCCTACGTTGAAAATATAATGCTAGATCGCGGCCTAAATTCATTTACAAAGAGAAATACAAAGCACGATCTAAATAATCCAGATCTCGAGGACTTTATTGAGCGTGGATTGAGGGAGTATCAATTTTAATGATCCTTAACGAGCTTTTTAAAAACTATCTTGAGTATTACGAGCTTATTTTAAGCCCCTCTACGCTTAGAAGCGATATCGCTACGTATAAGAAGCATTTTCAAGACGGTTTAGGTTTAAAAAACGTAAATGAAATAAATTTCTTGGATATCCAAAGATTTTGTAATGAGCTTATCAAGCGAGATTATAAAATCAAGACCGTTAAAAATATCCTTGCAAAGCTTAAGGTTATTTTTAAGCTTGCGTTAAAGCTTGAAATAATAAATAAAAATCCTTGCGATTTTATCGAGCTGCCTAAATTTGACAATAAAAGATATTTTGATTATAGCGTAGCAATTCAAAAGAAGTTTATTAAAGCCATCTCGGAAAATAAAGAGCCAAGTGCCGATATATTCTTTTTTCTGTTACACGGTCGTCGTAAAAATGAAGTATTAAGCCTTAAATTTAGCGATATAAACTTCAAAACCAGGACTTACACGATTCCGTTTAAAATCAATAAGGCCAAGCGCGATATGGTCTATAAAATGAGTGATGATTTATATAATAGGCTTTACCGCCGATACATCGAAGCAAAGAAGCGAAACAAGCTAAACGGCTATGTATTCGTAAACCCTATGACAAACGACAAATACCAAGATTTGCGCAAGAGTTGGAATTCTCTATTAAAGCGTAATAATCTACCTAAGATCAGATTACACGATATAAGGCATTTAATCGGCACGTATTCAATTAATTATTTAAAAATCCCTATTGAGCAAGTATCGTTTACGCTCGGCCATACAAATATTATTACAACTCAAAAATATATCACTGCAAACGTAAGAAAATCCAAAGAAACTATCGAAAATTTACTTAAATCAATTTCAGAATAAATTAAGCGTTTTTAAAAGTGGCTTCAAACATCGATAAAATGGGGATTTGGTTGCGGAGGACGGATTTGAACCGCCGACCTTCGGGTTATGAGCACGACGAGCTA